GTCCACACCACGTTGCTGGGCCAAGGTCTCGAAGTATTTGGCAGAGCCGCGCCAGCCCGCCTGCAGCGCGGCCGTGGTGCGCTGCACGCTGGCGATCATGCTCTTGGTGGCGTTGTCCAGTTTTTGAGCGGCGGGGGCTGCGCCGTCGGCAATGCCGTCGATGGCTTTGCCCGCTTTGTCGCCTTCCTTGGCCACGCTGTCGCCCATGCGGCGGCCGGCCTTTTCTACGCGCTCAAACGCCTGCTCGGCCGGGGCCGAGTTGGCGCTGAGTTCTAGCTGTGCCTTTTTGGTGCTCATGTGGGCTCTTCGTGGTTTTTGCGGATCTGCTCTAGGGCTGCGGCCTCAAGCACTTGGATGTCGTCAAACATGTCTTGCCAGTCTTGGCCCTGCAGGCCTTGGTGGTCCATCAGCCGGAACAAGGGGCCGTAGTCCAGCCCGATGTATGCGCCCATGCCAGTGGTGCGCCACTGGGTGCCCACGGCGCAAAACAAGCGCCACGGGGGCGCGTTGTCGGGCCAGATTTCAAACGGGGGTTCGGCAAAGTCTTCGGGCTCGAAACCCGCTTGGCGGGCTTCGGCTGCGGTCACTTGCGGTGTGTAGGCGGCAAGGGCTGCCGCCTTCAGTTTCCCAATCGGCCCGTGGTCATGGCGGTGTAGTAGTCGCCCACGATGGTGGCCACAGCCAGGGGCAGTTCATCGTTGAGCTGCTGCACGCTTTCGAGGCTGAGTTCTTCTTCGAGGCCCCAGTCGGTGATGATCTTGAGCACGTCTTGCGCGTTTTTGGTGCTGGCCTTGGCGTAGATCTTGGCCAGGCTGAACTTTTCCACCGGGTCGTTGCTGTCGGGTTTGTCGGACTTGGCAGCGGCCTCGTTGCCGGCGGTGATCTCGTCCCAAAACGCGCCGAATTCTTTGCGGGTGCGGTATTTGTAGGTGACGGGGACGGTGCCTTCGCCGCCTTCGAGCATCGGGAATTTGACGGTGTGGGGGAAGGTTTCGGGGCGCTTGCCCAGTTTGACGATGGCCATGGTGTGTTTCCTGAAGTTTGCGGGGGTGATGAAAAATTGCCCGTGGGCAATAAGCCCGTGCCCTGCCCGGCCACTCCCCCGCAAAAAGGAAGTGAACCGGGCTGGGTCGGTGCTCGGGTGGCAGCCGATGAGGGGCCTGATCAGGCTGGTGTGGTGGCGTAGCGCACAGTGCGGCCGCGACCGAAGAACGTGAGCCTGTTGGCCATGACGGCGCCGCTGGACATGGACGGGTTTTCGTTCAGGGCCATGGCGCACGACAACAGCACCACCGAGCCGTTGGGCGCGGTCAGGCGCAGGGCGCTAATGGCGTTGGTGTCGGTCAGGGTTTTGAGCTGCTTGTACAGCGGCGAGCCCACAGTGTCAGCGTCCAAGTCGATGGTGTATTGCGTGGCACCAAAGCCATCAAACACGGTCTGTTCGTCGCCGGTCTCGACGTAGGTGAAGTTGACGGTCTTGGGGTCGCCGCCACTGGATGCGACGGTGAGCTTTTGGCTCATGGGCATCCAGGTGGTGACCTTGCGCAGCGTGCCGGTGCCGCCGCCCGCTGGGTACAGCGTGGTGTTGCTGGTGTCGCAGTCTTCGAGCGTGATGGCGGTGGCGGTGGCCACTTTAACGCGCCAGATGCGGTTGCTGATCTTGGACCAGGTGCTGGTGACCTCGACCAGGTCGCCAGCGACCAGGGTGCCCGCCGTGACCGTGAGGACGGTTTCGGTGGCGTTGCTGGCGGCAGAAAATGCCAAGCCAGCTGCGAAGGCAGTCGCAATGGATGCGATGGTGCCGTTGGGGGTGCGTGCCATGTGATGGCTCCTTTCAAAGAAAAAAACCGGCACAGCGCCGGCAAGAAAAAAGCCCCGGTGATTGCTCATCGGGGCTCATGGGGTGAGCCTTGCGGCTCGGGTGGTTTGTTCAGGCCTATCGGTCGGCCCACACTGAAAAATCTTGCATCGATCCGCGCAAATGCGCGTCTTCGTCATACGCTGACTGCAGGCCGCCTTGCGCCTCAGCTCGCAGGGTGGCGTGGGCCACCAGGGCGGCTTCGATGTCGAGGCTCAGTTGGTTGGCCACAGCGCGGGATTCGTGCCACACGTTGACTTGCACCAGTGCGTTACGGCGGTTGGCCAAGGCCCCATCGACGTATTGCACCGACTGGCCACCCAGCTCGTGCCACACCACATAGGGGGTGAGCGTGCCATCGGGGGCCACGTCGGGGTAGGTGCGCTCGCACAGGGTTTTGAGTGCGTCGGCCAGCAGGGTTTCGAGGGTGAGGGTGCTCATTTGAAGACCTTGAGGCGGCGCATGAATTCGGTTTCGGCGGCTTGCAGGGCGGCGGGCATTTGGGCAGCGGCGCGGCGCAAAAATGCTTTGGGCGGCACTTGCACCGGTGTGGCCAAGCGCTGCGTTTTGATGGTGATCCACTTGCCCGTTCGCCGGTCTAGCACCACCCGATAGCGCTGCATGTAGCCGTACTCCACCAATCGGCCATGCGGGGCTTTTTTGTAGTCCCAACTGACGTGGTAGGCCTGCTGCCCGTTTTGCGATTGATCTTTGCTGTAGGCCTGGTAAATGGCCCGCTGCAGGTTGCCCGTCTTGCGGCCCAGCGCGGCCACGTTGGCTTTCACAGCCTCATAAAGCAGCTGCGCACCCGCCTGCGCGGCTGGCCGGGTGGCGGCTTGCACGTCTTCGCGCAGGGCTTGCACTTGTTCGGCCAGGGCGCGGGTGTCGAAGTGGACTTTGAGGGACATAGGGCCTCACACACCAAATCAATCGCGTCACGCCCTTGGCGCGGGGTGTCTTTGATTTCGTACACCGTGTCATCGGGCGCGATGGTCACGCGCATGCCGGGCTTGATGGTGCGGCTGCAGCTGGTTTGGCGGATGCGGATGGACACGCGGCCACGGCTGTCGATGCGATCGGCGTTCACGCCCTGCAGGCCGGTTTTGAACCGGGCGTCGCCCCACACGGTCATGATGGTGGCCCAAGTGGCGGTGGGTTGGCCAAGGGCGTCTTTGGTCGTGGTGGGGCCGGTGATGGTGATGCGGCTGGTGAGCGAGCTGGCACGCATTTACACGCTCCAGATTTTGTAGGTGTCGAGCAGGCCTTCGGCGAAGTCTTGCGGCACGGCGGGCTTGTCGGCGCTGCGCTCGCGGTTGGCGTACATGTCGCCAATGGCCAGCAGGATCCATTGCTTGATGGGCAGGGGGATGGCGCTGGCGGGGTAGCCGGCGGTGTATTCCACCTCCACGGCGTTGATGCGGTCTTGCGTGGCGGGCCAGGTGCGGCCGGCGGCGGGCACCAGTTGGCCGGGCTCGCTCACCTTGTCCAAAAAGGTGTCTTGCGGGGCCAGCGTTTGTTGCTCGCCGCTGATGTCGATGTACTTGACCGACTCCACGCTGATGATAGGCGGCATCAGCAGCTCAATCGCATCCGGAAAGCTGTCGAGCGTGAGGCGGTACCGGGTGGGCACCAGGGCGCGCTGCAGGCGGTCTGTCGCGGCTTGGGTAGCCACGCTGATCAGCAGGCCAAGCAGCCCATCTTCGTCGTTGCAGTCCGCACGGGTTTGGGCGCGGGCCTCGGCCAGAGTGACGGGCTGCACCGCGCCGGCGGCGGGGGCGATGATGCGGACGGGCATGGTGTGTGTCTCTGGGTTTCAGCGGCGGGGCCGCGTGGTGTTGGGGCTGGGGGCGCGGCTGGTGGCGGCCAGCGCCGGGCGGGTGGTGTTGGCCATGCATGCACGCATCACGCCCCCAGCACTTCAGGGGCAGGCAAATACCCAGCGGCGACTGGGTCAGCGACATCCACAATTTCGATCTTGAAATCAGGCTGCGCCCGCACCAGCGGGGCCAAAAGCAAAATTTCTGCCGTAATCCTCGATGTTGGTTTGCGCCCGGTCATCATGCGGTAGCACAACTCAAAACAGTAGTGCATCCATGAAACTCGCACGCCGGGGCCGACAAAAGCCAAAAGGCTGAAAACGTCATAACCCTTGGTGATTTTCCACCAAAATTTGCGCCACCAGCCTTCGGGCGGCGTGCAGGCGGCTTCGAATTCAACAATGGCTTGCGCATCGTCGCCGCCGTAATCGATCAAATCCCACTTTTCAGGACTCCATTCCCCCGGCTGCATCTTGTGGGGGCCACGGGCAAGAGTGGAGTGGTAGAGTACGCCGTCAATGACAATGCCGCCGTGACAAAAGAGGCTGACCAGTCGCGTCTTGATCACCCACGAAAAAAGACGGCCCAGCCAGTTGGCGTTGGATGCCGGGTCGCGGCGTAACGCGATGATCATGGCTGCGCCCTATACTGCGTGATCCACTCCGTCACCAGCGGTCCAGTGGATGCAAGGCCACCGATTACGCAGGCAGCGACAGCAAGGGTGAGTGCGAGGGTTAAGTACTTCATGGGGTGCTTTCAGGCTCTGGCAAATACCCGGCCGCAACCGGGTCAGCCACTTCGACAAACTCTAGCGTGACTTGCCAAAACCCTAAAGGCGTACCTATAAGCACACCCGGCATTTCCGATGTGCCAACTATCTGAACGTCGGCAAGCGCCTGACCAATCTCACCGAGGTGCGGATAAATTGCGCCCCAATCTACCCAAAAAAGGGTTTGGTCAGTTGTGTGCTTGTTGAATATTTCAGACCCCCAAGCGTTGGTTACTTGTTCGGGGTTGTTTTCCGCCCGCCACGACAGCAGCGACCAAGCATTGATGGTGGCGAGCATGTCACGCTGGGCGGCGTGACGTGCTTCCTCGCTTGTCAAATGGAATTGCAAAATTTTCATGATATTCCTTTATGCTACGGTGATGCCGTAGTATTGCCCTTGGTTACGCTCAAGCGTTTGGCGGTTGGCGGTGGAGAATGCCGATGGGAATACGATAGTTTCTGAGTTATACCCATCGTAATACCACTGACTGTCACCGCGTTGACCGATGAAAAGTTGGTTCAGGGTGATCCTTCCACCTGTTGCATTATTGCCACCGTTTGCCCGAATGTTTGATTCTGTCGCAGTCGTGGTTAAGCTCACAACATAAGACTGTCCTATTGTTGGAAAGAAGCCTGTCTGCACTACTGGAACCCCTGCGTCTGGAATGTATCCCAATGAGGCATTTGGGGATCCAGTAAAGCTGCTGAATATCCCCCTTCCCGGGGTACCGCTGCCAGTCCCAATAGAATAGCGAACAGTTGGTGCTTGTGTTACGTCATTTAGCACAGATGACAAGGTAAGCTGAGAAAGTGGAAGGGATACACCACTGAAAAACGTATTTGACCCGTTAAAGCGCGGCATGGGGCGTCCGTTTTGCGTCACTATCGCACCATTGCTGACAATTTGCGGCTGCAATCCTGCCGTGGTCTGCGTAGCGTTGCGCCCATTGCCTGATTGGTCATACCAAGTGGTGACAAAGCCGTTAGCTGTGTTTGCTGTTGCTACGGTTTGTTGATAAGTTTGCGCGGTCGCACCCGTATTCAGTTGCGCGCCCCAGATAATGCGGTTTTGCCCGACAGTTCTGTTTGTGCTGTTATCCGCATCGGCGGCTGTATTTATCACAGATATTGCCGTAACCGTTGACGTCGCGGTGAGCGATATACGATACCAACCATTGCCAACAGGCGTTGAACTTGCCGTTGCACCACTCCATCCAGAGCCTATTGTCGAAACAGTGCCAATCGCGCCGGTTAGCATATTCACCCAGCAGCGGGCTTGGTTGGTGACGACTGCCGTATCAAAAAACCCGATACGCGCCCAAGTGCCAGTTGAACCGGCTTTGATAAAGACCGAGCATGTGATCTGCCCCGCCGCAGCGAGCGTGATGGTTTGATATCTGCCAGACGTTGATGACAGCACTGTGCATCTCTCTGCGGTCAGTGTGCCATCGGGGGCTATTTCCGAGTTCGCGGCAATGGTTTCGGCTGACCCTGCCAAACCCTCCCACACCCCGTTTTCAAACTCCTGGGATCGCAGCAGCAGGTTCTGCGATCCGACGTGCGCCAGCAAGGCAGCGGTATTCAGATCACCGCTGGCGGTAAACCCAATATCGGTCTCGGTGTTGTCGCTCGAGCGACGAACCCGACAAGCCAAAGATGCAGCCAACCTCACCCGGCGCAAGCTATAGGCGGCAGCGGCGGTGATGCCAAGCTGATCGAGGATGGGCAGGGGCAGAGCACCCCTGGCTGCGCTGTAATCAGCCCGACCTATGCGCCCAATGGTGCCTACACCGAACATATCAAAGCACCGGAGCGGATCTTACGAAGCCGTCCGCCGTGTC